TCTCCTCACGGCCCCGTTCAGGCTTGCTGGTTTTAGGCCCCTGGCTGCCCCCAGGTTCCCCGATCTCCCCCCGCTCCGGCCTCTGGTCCGCGTCGGGGGGGGGGGGTCTGGCGTGTCCTGGAGCCAAATCCGGCCCCTATCGCTTGCCTCTCACAACCCAGGTGTACGCTACTCTCAGGTTGTCTCGATAGTCTAGGGTGGCCTAGGAGCGAACCCCTAGGCCACGAACACTACCGGACGGTTACTTCCGCTCTGGCCACTTCATCACACGAAACTGGACGGCGTGATTCGGTAGGCCGGGGATGCCAGCCATCTTGCCAGGGGTCTGTGCGAGTATCTCGCACTTCCCCGATGTGGATGGTCTGGAATGACCATTGAGCTTTGCCGTGAGAATCAGGGTGTCACCCTTGATCTCAACGGTTGTGTTCTCTCCCAAGGATGTCGCTGGTACGTTCGTCATGTCTCTCACCTCACATTTGGGGCCTACCACGTATGATAGGCAGGTTGTCCGGTTGTGCCGCCGCCAGGAAGAAGCAAGCGGCATGCCAAGGCGCGACATGAGCAAAATCGCGGGGTTAGATGGCGACCAATCCGGTCGGGGTGTGTCGGATTTGCCGCAGTTGTGGCTTTTTTTCGCCTCCATACGTAATTCGCCCTACAATGTAGGGCCGTAGCCTTAGGGCGGAGGCCCGATCAGCGTATCGGGCAACTACCAGTAGGGACCTGTACTTTAGTCGAAACCCCTAGGGAAAATATTTATTTTCAAATTTGGGGCAAAAATTCCCGTTTCGTGCGTGTAACCCTATAGGGGCCTTCACTTAGGGTTACGGCCACGCTATAGGGTTACCAAAGGGGGACTCTACCCTACGCACGAGACCCCAAGATGTAGTAGCTAAGTAGATACCCCTACGCTACAGCTAGTGGGTAGTAGCTAGCGGGTACTACCTAGTGTGTGCGCCCTAGGGTCAGCTACCAGGGGTGGCAGGGGCACACCCCCAGGGGCACGCGCGCGCAAGACAGGTAGTCGTGACGCGCGGAGAGCGCCAAATTCCACTCGTTAAGTGGCAGATTAGAAAACTAAAACCGAAGATAACTAACTCTTATATAACTTGTCCGCGCCTTATACAAGATATCGGGATTTCTTGATGCTAGACAGACTAGTACTCCATTGCTTGAACTTCGACCGTCTACTAACGCTCGAAGTCTTGTGGCTGACCTTTACCGCTCTGATGTGCCTATTGTTCTACCATCTAGGGACAAAACGTGCCACGAGTAGAACGAATAGTTAAGAGATTGCACCTCAAGCAGCAGTTTGCCCTCGCCAAACTAGCCGTCAAGAGCGCCTACGAGTTGGGCAAGAGGGACGGGTATCGCCAATGTCAAGAAGATGCAGCAAGGGCTATAGAAGAGAAAGGGGCCGGAACCTAGCCGCTAACACGCAAGTATGCACCTATTAAGAGCGCCAGACGACTCTAGAATGCAACCAAGTAGCGAAAGCAATCAGGCCGGCCCCACAACTAGAATAAGCCGCCCCGATCCCACGCCCGTCGATACCAAGCCCGTACCCAACGCCAAGCTTGAGAAGCGGATATCACACAGACTAGACATTCTAGCGTCCTATCTACAAGATGATGTCCTTGTAGACAAGTTAGAGAAGACCAAGCTTAAAGATATCATAATCTTAGAAGCTATCCTAATCGACAAGCTATTGGCACTCAGAGGCCATCCAAGCTCTATCTTGAGAGTGGAGGACAGCCGCAAGCTTGACGAGGTTGGTAGTCTAATACTAGACGAGATCAAGCGTCGGGGTCTAGTAGTCAATCTACAAGAGAGAAAGGCAGAAATCAGTGTCCTACCTGCGGGAACCGATACCGGAGCCGTTTAACGAGCACGACCGCTTCATAGAGGCGATGGTGCATATGTGGCGTAAACTCGACCGAATCGAGGCACGCCTTGAGCGTATCGAGGAGGCTATCTTGAAGCCTAACCCTAGTGTAGTAGGCCAGCCGCCTTATTTCAATGAAGCTGACATACAAGACCTGCCCTGGACGAAAGAGGGTGTCAAGCCTATGATCGTGCTATGGGGTATTCCAACCGATCAACCGCCGGACGACAAGGACGATGGTATAGCGGGTATTGTTAGGGACCAGATTGGATAACTGTGCTCGACGATATTCTCAAGGGTAAGATAGATGTCAACTCTCTATCCGATGAGGAACTACGCAAACTAGCGGGGTCAATACTTGAACTCCAACGAACCGAAAGACAAGAGAACCAACTTCGGTATTATAAGCCGGCCAATTCTACGATTGGTAGATTACATACGTCAATGGCTAAGACGATTGGGATTGGTGGTGGTAATGGTGCGGGTAAGACTGACCATGCTCTTGTTGAAGTGGTTATCCGTGCTACGGGACAAGTTCCGGAGTCTCTAAAGGACATCTACCCGCGCGCCAAACTCCGTGGGCCAATTAGAGGACGTGTCATCTGTGAATCCCTCACGACTACCCTATCTCCCATCATCCTACCCAAGCTACAATGGTGGCAGTGGTCGGGAATTGGCTATCCTGGAAGCGACCAGGGGCATTGGGGATGGATTCCCAAATCCTGTCTCGTTGGTGGCGAGTGGTCGAAATCGTGGACGGAAAAGACCCGCCTTCTCAGACTATTATACAGAGACACGGACAATCCGGAGCGTGTATTGGGTGAGTCAATCATCCAGTTTATGTCCTACGACCAGGACCCGTCCGATTTTGCATCGGGTGACTGCCACATCATCCTGCATGATGAGCCGCCTAAGTACGATATATGGAGGGAATCACGCGCGCGTGTAATGCGTGTAGACGGGACCATGTTACTCAGCATGACGTGGCCCGACAACCCAGCGATCCCCGTAGATTGGATATTCGATGAGGTTTATGATAAAGCTAGAGATGGGGGTACTATCGAGTGGATCAACATATTCACGACCGAGAACCCACATCTCAACCAAGCCGCAGTCGGCCAGCGCGCGTCCGAAATGTCGGAAGCGGAAAGATCAGTCCGAATCTACGGCCAGCCGATCCGTTTCAGTAATCGGGTTCACCCACTCTTCACCAGCGAGCAACGATGGTGGTGTCCCCGGTGTGGTGAAGAAGTAATAGCTGACGATGGCTCAAAGTGCTTCAAGTGTAAGTATCCTGATATCTTTACTTTTTGCCATGTTAGTCCTATATCTGTTGTTCGAGAATGGCCAGTAATATTCGCCCTAGACCCACACCCACGCAAGCCCCATATGATGATGTGGTGCCAGATAGACCCTAGCGATGATGTGGGGATTATACGGACGGCTGACGTAGCCGGCGGCTGTGAAGATGTCCGAGACAAGGTGCAAGAGATCGAGAGTGAATGCGGGTGGCACTCAATTAGACGTATCATTGACCCCAACATGGCCCGTTCTCCATCTGGAAGTACACGTGACCTTACCTGGCAAGACGAGTTCGCGCGGGTCGGTATTGACTGTGATTTGGCTATTGATTCTGACCCTGGCCGTGCTCGTATTAATGATTACCTCAAGCCGGACGGTCGCACCAAGCGACCCCGCATTATATTTGATCCCGGTTGTGACAACGCTATAACTCAGATGAAGCGTTACGTGTGGGACGACTACCGATCCATGACGCGTGATATAAAGCAGGTCCCAAAGGCTAAATACGACGACTATCCCACTATGCTCAAGTACGTGATGAATAGTGACCCCAATTTTAGAGACTTACGCGATCTAGGCCGTGTATATCACCGCTTTGAAGCGCGTAGCACACTAGGTTATTAATGGCTGACTACCCCAAGTACCCAAAATCGCCGCCGTCGTCCATCTACGACCCAGAGCCATTCTGGAAAGCGCCTAAATCCGGTAAGTCTGGACCACCTGAGAGCCAACTAGATAAGCCCTTCGAGTATCCAAAGAAGCCAGACGAGAAGAAGAACAAGAGTGAGAATCACGAGACACTGTATGACTATTTTGCTCAGGAATCCTCAGTATTGGTCAATAAGATGGCCGTGGCTGGTAAGTTCGCGCTAGACGTAGCTAACGACCCGCGTAATGCTTGGATAGGCGGGCCAGCTAAGATTAGCCAATTACCCGCTGGATTAGCAGCGATGGCGGGTGTTATCCGTAGTGCCTATCACGGTACGAGCCTAGATAACGCGTACCGAATACTAGCGCAGGGGTTTGACTTCCGCAAATTTGGTACAGGCGCGGATAAGGTAGCAACTAAGGGCTGGCTCGGTACGGGTATGTATCTGGCCGACGAGAATAGACAGGCTTTCGCGCGCGTGATGGCACGCTCCTATCATAAGCAGCCGGGGCTTCTACACGCTGAATACGACACCGAAGATATCATAAACATGAAGCGGCAAATGGACGAGTTGCGACCACTATTTGAAGAGGGTGGTCCAGTCAAGATGAAGTACGGGCCAGGTATCAAGGACTGGAACGACATCAAATTTAAAGTTCAGCAAGGCGCCGGTATCAATCCCATGCCCGAACTGGCCCAACGCCTCAACCGTGTCGCCAATCGTCTAGGCTACTCTGGTGCGATGTACGATCCTGCTGAAATGGTCGTGTGGGACCCGACCAAGCTTAAATTTACTGGTGTGGAAGAGTTGAAGCCGGGGAAGGTATGGCCGGGCGTGAGTAAGCCGCAAAAGTCTAATTTAGAACTCGGCCAGGACTTAGAAAGTATAGGCGATCTAGCTGAACCGAGTACTCTTGAGCAACTAAAAGCCGCATTTAAGAATATACTAGACTAATGCCTAATACAATAGATAAGCCTGAGGAAGCTACCGAAGCCGCTGGCGCACCCGAAGAGGGACCTGGCGTGAGTGAGGAAGGGGCGGAAATGACCCTTCCTAAGCTACCGCAGAAGAAGTCGCTTAAGCTGGATAAAGAGCGCATTGTTCGTACTGTTCTCGAACGCTACGACCACGACATTATTGACCGGCTAGAGTGGATGGAGATGCGCCTCCAACGGTACGCCAAGATGCGTGGCTGGCTGGAACCAAAGAATTACCCCTGGCCCAACTCTAGTAATGCGCACGTCCCGTTGATAATGACTGACTCGCTACGGACGCAGGATACGCTACATAACGCTGTGCTAGCTGTCCGCCCCGTCATGTCAGCTATTGCCCTCCGCGCGCAAGACGCAGCTAAGGGTGAGATAATTGACAACCTTCTAGACTACCAGCTATTCATCGAACAGACTGGTGAGGAGAAGGTGGGTGACCTAATCGACGGCTTTGTGAACGATGGCATGTTTATAGCCTTCGTACCGTGGGTAAAAGAGGATCGCACGATTATAGACGTGCGCACGATAGCCGACGAGCCAATGGAAGGGCCGACACAGCCTGAGTTAATTAAGGCACTACGGGCCGTCTACTCGCCACACGCTCTTATCCACCCACTAGACGACCACGGATTCAAATGGGAAGTTGTAGATATAGATGAAGATGACGACAAAGTTTACACCGATACAGTGGAATTTTGGGACGACTGTGGACGTATCCAGATGTATACCGAGCGGAAAGTCCGGGTCTTTGATGGGCCATGTCTTATCCCGAAGGCTATCGAAGATGTTGTTGTTCCTACTCGTGCTACAAACCTTCAACCGCCCGGACCCTCTAACCCTGGCGGTGCTCAGCATGTTATCCTGGTGGATTATCCCACTTATGACGAGATTAAGCGACTCGTAGATAATAAGACTTACGATCTAGTAGATAGTGAAGAACTAGCTAAGATCGAGGCAACACAGCCTAAATACCCATACGAGCCGAGCGGCAGCGAGCCAATCAAGCAGCAGAAGGACGCGTTCTCTGGTCAGTACGTTAGCCAGATTAACGAGAACTCACCAAAGATTTATACACGCCTAATGGTGTTCGACCGTTACGATGCTAACGGTGATGGGCTAGAGGAAGATGTCATCTTTTGGGTAATCAAGGAAGCTCGTGTGCTCGTCCGGGCGCGATATCTCACGGAGTTATATCCATCCAACCCACCCCGCCGTCCACTAGCCGAAGCACGGTTCCTCCCCGTTCCCGGCCAGTTCTACGGCATTGGACTCCCGGAGTTGCTGGAACACGTACATGATACGTTGAAGATTCTGTTCGACCAGACCATCGACAATGGTGCTCTAACGAACACTCCCTTCTTCTTCTACCGTGCCGCGTCTGGCACGCGCCCGGAAGTCATTCGTATGTCACCCGGCGACGGCTATCCGATTGGCTCGCCAAAGGATGATGTATCGTTCCCAATAATGCCCAACGCTAATCAGGCGTTCGGAATGAACATGATTACAATGCTTACTCAGATTGCTGAGCGGCTAACTCTACAAGGAGAATTACAGCTTGGGCGCGTCCCATTTGGCAAAGCGAGCGCGCTACGCACCGCCTCTGCTACTCAAACTATATTGCAGCAAGGCGATGCTCGCCCTGAGCGCATCCTCAGACGCTTCTTTCGCGGCCTCTCTGAAGTCTACCAACAGATGCATGAGCTTAATCAGGCTTTTCTACCTCCTGGAAAGCGATTCCGGGTTATAGGTGCGCACCCAGGCGGGGGCGATCCATACAAGACCATTGACGACCCAGGCTCGATTCGTGGCCGGTTCCAGTTCGACTTCAAGGCTAATGTCCTAAACACGAATAAAGCCGCCCATGCCGAGACTATCGAATCAATCGCAGGTGTTTTAATCAACGGCCTAATGTTCCAGCTAGGACTCGTAACGCCTGACAAAGTGTACGCAATTATGCGCGAGCTTATCAAATCCAAGGGACAAGACCCCGATAAGTTCTTGAATCGTCCCGCCAACACGCCCGACGCGCCAAAGATCATGGCAGAAGAGGCTATCGCGGATATTATGGATGGTATTGCCCCGATTGGCCAGCCAGCCGAGGGTGCGGTCGCGCACATGCAGAAGCTACTCATGTTCGCTAACGCCGACGAGTTTGGCTATCTGACGCAGGGGCAGCATCTAATCTTTGCCAACTACCTACGCGATATCACGATGTTGGCACAGCAGGAGCAACAGAACGCACAATTAGCACAGATGGCGGAGTCATTCCAGCGGGTTCGTCCTCAGCCCGGACAGCCGGTTGCCTCGCCAAATCCAACAGGGCCAGCCGCGAACCCGCCCGTTCAGGCTAACGAGCTAATGAATGAGAGTCTACCCACAGCGGGCGGCGGAGCAGCAGGAGCTAAGTAATGCCGTCACGTAAGGAGTTTGACGATTTGATGAAGTCTAAGGAGTCGAAAGAGGACCCTAAGCTAGATACTGTACTGGAATCAGCAGCCTTACAGATGGAGCACCTAACTGGTGATCCAGATTGGGACCGCTTCCTAACCAAGATACAGCCGCGTATTGAGCGTCTACAGAACCAGATAGACGATCTGCGCGAGAAGGTTTTCAAGGCTCCAACGCCGGACGTGTTTCAGGCCATTCGATCCGAATATTGGTACACGAAGGGGCTGCTAGACGCCTACAAGGACGTACTTTCAATCCCCAAGACTATTGTTGAAGCTAGCAAGATATTGAATTAGCGGGCGATAACGCCAGGACGCCGCTGGCCGTAACGAGATACGTAAGCTCGATAGAGGTAGTATG